GAAGGGTAAATTTGATTTTCCAGAACTCAAAGCTGTAGCATTAGATGCTTATAAATATTGGGAACCTGAAACAATTGTGATAGAACAAAAAGCTAGTGGTGAACCATTGACACAAGAATTTAGAAGAATGGGTATACCAGTAGTGCCGTTTACACCTAGTAAAGGTAATGACAAACATACTAGAGTAAACTCCTGTGCTCCATTATTTGAAAGTGGTCAGGTGTGGTATCCTTTTGGTGAGAAGTTTGCAGATGATGTAATTGACGAATGTGCAGCTTTTCCACACGGACAATACGATGACTATGTTGATTCAACCACACAAGCTGTGTTAAGGTACAGACAAGGGAACTTTATTGAGTTATACTCAGATTATGTGGACAATGAAGATTTACCACCTAAAGAGTACAACTACTATTAGGAGAATTAAATGGCTAGAACAGATTTCAGTTACAGACCTGAGGTAGATGAAGAAATAAAAAATGAAATAGATGAAGAAACAAAAGATATTGAAACAGAAAAAACTAATTCTAAATTAAGTGCTACAACTTCTGTTATTAAAAGTGCAGATGAATCTAAAGTAATTAGTCAAAAAGATGATACTAATAAAACAGCTACAGCAGACAATCCTTTAAGAGAAGCATACAGAGCAAAAATAAAACAAAAAGCTTTAGAAAAATTTTTACCTGGTGGTGGAGATCCAATGAAAATGATTAATCCAGGTAGTGATGCTCCTCCAGTAGAACAGCCTTATGATTTATTAGATAGATTAGCAGTTGATAAAAGAAAAGCAGATTTTAGAGTTAGACAACAATACGCTATGCCTGTACAATCTATTGGTCAAATGAAGCAAGCTAAGAATGGAACTTTTATAACAGTAAATACCAAGATAGGTAGAAATAAAAAAACGAGAATTACATGATAGAAGAAAATGTTGAAGTAACAGATAAAGATGGTGACGTTGTTGATCTACAAGAAAATAGAGAAGAACCTGTAGATGTAGTTATTGAAGAGCCGACTGAAGAAGGCATGGAAATGATGCAGCAGGAAGAACAGGAAGAGGAAGATTTTTTTGAAAACATTGCAGACTCAATGGATGATAGAAGTTTATCACACCTGTCAAAAGATTTAGTATCCGATTATAAAAAAGATAGAGAGTCCAGAGGCGATTGGGAAAAGTCTTATATTAGTGGATTAGATTTATTAGGTTTTAAATATTCAGATGAGGGTCAACCATTTAAAGGTGCATCTGGTGTGACACATCCTTTACTTGCAGAAGCAGTAACACAGTTTCAGGCACAAGCCTATAAAGAACTTCTTCCTGCCGAGGGACCAGTTAAGACGATGGTTGTTGGCGAGAAGAATATGCAAAGAACCATGCAAGCTAATCGTGTAAAAGAGTTTATGAATTACATGATCTTAAATCAGATGGAAGAGTATACTCCAGATTTTGATCAATTATTATTTTATTTACCTTTAGCAGGTTCTGCTTTCAAAAAGATTTATTATGATGACACAATGAAAAGAGCAGTAAGTAAATTTGTTGCTGCTGAAGATTTGATTGTGCCTTACTACACTACAAGTTTACATGAGTGTGAAAGAATCACACACGTTGTGAAGATGAGTGAAAACGATATCTTGAAAAAACAAAAGACAGGTTTTTATCGTGACGTAGATTTATTAAATGCTGATGAAGAAGATGAGATACAAGATAAGTATAATGAGATAGAAGGTATATCAAGAACTTCATTAGGAGATGATTATCAATTTAATATTTTAGAAATGCATGTTGATTTAGATTTAGACGAATACACTTCAACAGATGATGAGAAAAGAATTAAGATTCCTTATATCGTAACAATCGATGAAGGCTCAGGTAGAATACTAAGTATATATAGAAACTACAGACCTAATGATGAATTGTTCAGACGCAGAGAATATTTTGTACATTTTAAATTTTTGCCAGGTTTAGGTTTTTATGGTTTTGGATTAATACACATGATCGGTGGTTTATCAAAAACTGCTACTGCTGCACTAAGACAACTATTAGATGCAGGTACTTTAAGTAATTTACCAGCGGGATTCAAGAGCCGTGGTATCCGAATAAGGGATGATGATCAACCCTTTCAGCCTGGTGAATTCAGAGACGTAGACGCACCTGGCGGAAACATTAAAGATCAGTTTCAAATCCTCCCCTTCAAAGAGCCAAGTCCTACTTTAATGAATTTACTAGGCTTTGTCGTGCAAGCAGGACAGCGTTTCGCTTCTATTGCTGACATGAAAGTGGGTAATGATACACAAAACAGAGCTGTGGGAACAACATTAGCACTTTTGGAACAAGGCTCACGGGTCATGAGTGCGATACATAAACGACTTTATTATGGTATGCGTCAAGAATTTAGACTGTTAGGTAAAGTTTTTGGTAGTTATTTACCACCTGAGTATCCGTATGCAGTTTATGGTGGGGATCGTATGATAAAAATGAAAGATTTTTCTCCAGAAGTCGATGTTATTCCAGTAGCCGACCCTAATATTTTTTCTATGGCACAACGAGTGACTCTGGCTCAACAACAATTGCAGATTGCCATGAGTAATCCGCAGATGCACAACTTACATGAAGCGTATCGTCGTGTGTATGAGGCTCTTGGTACTAAAAATGTGAATACTTTGTTAAAACCAAAGCCACAAAAGACACCCAAAGACCCAGCAATAGAAAATATGGAAGCATTGCAGATGAAAGTACCGACTGCTTTTGCCATACAAAATCATGATGCTCATGTATTGTCACACATTGCCTTTTTGCGTAGTCGAATGGTGCAAATTAACCCTCAAGTGTATGCCTTATTACAAGCACATATTAGTGAACATGTAAGTTTAAAAGCAAGAGCACAAGTATTAGAAATGATTTCTTCTAAAAATCCAGACAACATCATGCAGATACAACAAGAAAGACCAGAACAGTTCGATATTATGTTGGAATCTATGGTAGCTGACCGTATTCAAGAATTAACAAATGAATTAGTTAATGAAGAAACGGGTATGCAGCAAAAAGACCCATTAGTGGCGTTAAAACAACAAGAGTTAGATTTACGAGCGATGGACATGCAACGTAAAGGTCAAGAGTTTAACGTTGAAGAAGAACGTAAAAGCAATGAGTTTTATGAGCGTATGAATCTTGATAGGATAGAACGTGACGATGCTAACGCACAAGCCAAAGAGCGTATTCGTGTGGCGGATGATAAACTAGACATTGCAGCCAAGAAAGCTGAAGTTGATAGAAACAAGCGAGATAAATAATGACAAAGCTGACTAAAACTATACCACCTAAACGAGGGCCCAACCCACAAGGTTTAAAAAATGGTGGTTGCCCATTTCGTGAAAATGGTGTAAAAAGTGACATCAAAGGCATTAGTAACATACAAGTAAAAGGTCAAAAATTTATAGGAACTAAATAATGTATGACATTGATACGATTCGTGCTTTTCAACAGGTAGTTCAAAAAGAGATTGACAACACTAAGGAACATATAGTATATAACGTTAAGGATGTAGAAAATTTAGCATTTGCTAAAGGTAAACTCAACGGCTTGGAGCTGTTGCTACAGGATTTAAAAGACCTGCATAAAATAGAGGAGTAAGAATGACAAGTAAGTCAAGTATTATCAAGCCTGATTATATCAAGGATGAAGTTGATTCATCGTCAGAAAAAGAAGCCCCTAAACCAACACAAGATTATTTAAAACATATAGATCAATTACCTGATCCAGTTGGGTATCGTATGTTACTCAAAATGTGGAAAATGTCTGAAACAACTAAAGGTGGTATTGCTTTATCAGAGCAAACTTTAGAAACATCTGAAATGACTTCAGTCGTTGGTTACATTGTTAAAATGGGCGACATGTGCTATCAAGACAAACAAAAGTTTTTGACTCCTTGGTGTAAAGAAGGCCAGTTTGTAGTCATTGGTCGTTATGCTGGAGCTAGATTTAAAACTAAATTTGGTGAACACAGAATTATTAATGATGATGAAATTATAGGTACGATTGAAAAACCCGAGAATATTCTCGCACTATTTTAGGAGATAAAATATGTCTGATGTACAACAAGAAGTAGAATTAGATTTAGATGACGTTGAAGAGCAAAGCGTTGAAGTAGCAAAACAAGAGCCTGTTGAAGAATCAGTTCAAGATGCTGTTGGCGAGGTTGACCTTGGATATGTTGATCCAATGGAAAAAACTGAAGAAAAAGTAGTTATGCCAGAACCTACCGATACTGGAACGGAAGATAACTTACAAGATGTTTCGGAAAAAACTCAAAAACGTATTCAAAAATTGACTCGTAAAATGAGAGAAGCAGAGAGAAGGGAAAAAGCTGCTCTAGATTATGCTAAAGGTTTACAGGACAAATACGATACCGCTAAAAAAACATCTTTAAGTTCTGATGAAAGCTACATTAAAGAATTTGATGCTAGAGTTGATGCTCAAAGAGAACAAGTTAAAGTTGCTATGAAAGCTGCGATGGAGGCTCAAGATCCAGCTAAATTAGTAGAAGCAAATGATAAGTTAACTCAATTAGCTGTAGAAAAAGAAAAAGCTAGATTAGAATTAGCTAATCGTGAGCAATTAAAAAAACAAGCAAAAGAAACACAACAACAAAACGTACCGGCAGAAACCTCAACACCGTCTCAACAACCTGGGCAAAAAATAACGCCTAAAGCAAAAAAATGGGCTGAAGATAACCCTTGGTTTGGAACAGATGAAGTTATGACCAATGCTGCTATTACCATTCACAATAATATTGCACGTGAGGGTATTGAACTAGACTCAGAGGAGTATTATACTGAAGTAAATACAAGGCTTCAGAAATATTTTCCTGAATCTTTTGTTACTGATGACAAGCCAGTTAAAGAGAAACCGAAAC